CGGTAGCCTCATTTCGGCTAGGGTCTACATGGCCTGATGACTTTGACAAAGACACACAACACACGATAGCCCCGATCTTGGCAAAGCTGGCATTCTTAAACTCCCAATATGTCTCAGACGAACTCCAGCGACTTCCACGTCCAATGCGCCGTGCCTTGGCAAGGGCATCGGTTGCAGGCCCAGACCCGACCATCCATGTGGTTTCATTGAGGTCGTCAACTACACCTCGTACTGTTGGCGGTGACAGCGAGCGTAAGTTTCACCACCAATGGTGGGTGCGAGGGCATATCCGTGCACAATGGCATTCTTCAATAAAAGGACATAAGCTCATCTGGATAAATGAACATCTAAAGGGGCCAAATGATGCGCCAATGATTTCAAAAATCTATGATGTAAATCGGTGAGCGTAAAGAACGAAGTAGAATGGACGACCTAGCCCCCCACCACTATGAGATGCCCATGGTGGATACTAAAGAGATCAGGGAAGCGTTCTTGGCCTTCTTCCAGGGCAAGGAGCACCTTCTTGTCCCCAGTTCGTCGTTGATCCCGGCAGGTGACCCCACGCTGCTGCTCACCAGCGCAGGTATGGTCCAGTTCAAGCCCTACTTCACCGGCGAGATGACGCCGCCGCACCCTCGGCTCACCAGCGTGCAGAAGTGCTTCCGCGTGTCTGACCTAGACGAGGTGGGCGACACCAGCCACCTCACCTTCTTCGAGATGCTGGGCAACTTCAGCGTTGGCGATTATTTCAAGAATGAGGCTATCGCCTGGGGGTACGAGTTCGTCACGCAGCACATGGGGCTGGCCCCGGAGCGGCTGTGGGCGACGGTGTTCAGGGACGACGACGAGGCCCATGGCCTGTGGCAGGAGACTGGCATCCCCGCAGAGCGCATCCTTCGCTTCGGCGAGGAGGACAACTGGTGGGGGCCCGCCGGAAGCGAAGGCCCCTGCGGCCCGTGCAGCGAGATACACTACGATTTCGGTGGGGCGTGCCGCCTGGGCAAGCCCGACGCGGAGTGCGGCCCCAACTGCCAGTGTGGCCGCTTCCTGGAGCTGTGGAACCTGGTGTTCATGCAGTTCTACCAGGATGCGGAGGGGAGGCGTACTCCGCTGCCCAACCCTAACGTAGATACTGGCATGGGGCTAGAGCGAGCCGCCATGATCCTACAGGGGGTTTCCTCCATATATGAAACGGACTTGTTTGACTCCATTGTGTACCGTGTCGGAGAACTGGCAGGGAAACCTTACGGCCATGACCACGAGACGGACGTGGCTATCCGTGTGGTGGCAGAGCACACCCGTGCCGCCTCGTTCCTAATCGCTGACGGCGTGGTGCCATCCAACGAGGGACGAGGCTACGTGCTGCGCCGCCTCATCAGGCGGGCAGTCCGATTTGGCCGCAAGTTGGGCCTGAAGTCCGAGATCCCCCCAACTCTGCCGGATGAGTTTAGAGGCTTCCTTGCTACTGTTGCGGAAACTGTTATCCAACAGATGGGCAGCGTCTACCCGGAGCTAACCAGTGGTCGTGCCTTCGTGCTGCAAGTGCTGGGACTGGAGGAGAAGCGGTTCAGCCGTGTCCTTAAAGTGGGGTTAGGGCTGCTAGAAGCGTACATTGAACCTCCACGCAGGGAAATCTCGGGCAGGGATGCCTTCATTCTCCATGACACCCACGGCTTCCCCGTAGAACTGACGAAAGAGATTGCCAAGGAACACGGCCTGGCAGTGGACATGGAAGGCTTCGAGCGGGAGATGGAGGGCCAGCGGCAACGCGCCCGCGCCGCCAGGGGCAAACCAGCCCCTATCTAGAAGCCCCCTAGAATAGCCGTAGAGGCCCCTCCGGTATACCGGGGGTACTCTGGGTAGGGTAAGGGCCTTAGCGAGGGCCTTTCAAGATGCCTAACTTAGACCCGAACTTCGCCCACTCGCCCACAGTACAGAGATGCCCACCTTTTGAGTCGGCGGAGAGCATCTTCATCCCATACTCGGCCACGGCCTTGCGTTCCGCTGCCGTGTCGAGCGAGGCGGTGATCCTTATAGCCAGCTCCAGTAGAGCCCTCTTATCCGCAGGCAACAACTTCAATAACCAATTCATTTCCTATTCCTCCTATTCCTATGATCCTATGACGGCGGACTGATAGAAACCTCTACGTTGTCTAGGTTCACGAATGACTTGTAGATCACGCTCGTTGCGATCTGAAAGTCTTTAGTTGCGAAACCGTCCCCCGCACCCGTCTCATTCAAAATTATTTCCAGCGTCCCGGCCTTGATTCTATCGAGGACACACCCACCGCCCTTTGTGTACAAATTGCTCAGTGTTAGCTTATCAATCTGCCCATTGATCCCAGACGTGGCACTGGTCAGCTTCACCTGGTCGTAATACCCGCCACTAGTCAGCATATCATCGGCACGGTTGCCACCCCCAATGGCACGATCTCGTGGAGTCCCTGCAACGGCAGCTATCGACTGCCCGTCTGAGGCATTGCTGCTGACGATAAGCTCATGCGCCTCTATGTTGGTCAGCTTGAGCGTCGTGCATCTCCATCGGTCTACGACCATATGGCCCACATGGAGATACGTTTCGTTGAACGTGGGATTAGTTGACGTAGCCGTACCACCTATGATAACTACGTTCGTCTCACCAGATGGAAGGGCTGAGTTAGCATAAGCCGTGCCTACGGTGATGTTCTCAATCGTCACAGCCCCGACAGGGGTTGTTCCCAGGTCGAGGCGTAACGTGTTGAAGTTTTCGGCTGTGAACACCGGGGCATCACTCGGTGCAGAGTAAATGCCAGGGTCGCCACGGCTAAAGCTCGCCTCTGAAAATACCACTTCATTTACCACAACACCACTGCCAACCGCAGACCCGGCGAAAAGAAATGTGGCCGCCATCTGGGGGCTGAACCCGGCGGCCCGGAGAAGTGAATAAGGCGACTTGATGACGTTGAACAGCATCTTCCACTTGGCTGATTCGCTGTTCAAATAGTTGATTTTGGCAAGCAACCAGTCCCTAGCACTCCTTGCCGACTCATAGGTCTTCCTGGGGGAGCGTCCAATCATTCGGGCTACAGCCACGATGCCCCGCCATAGCAACCTTGGAGGAGTCAACAGCCACCGCACCAGGGTGCGTATCCCCTGCCATGTAAGGCGGGGTATCGCTAGGAGGCCTCTCCAGAGGTGCCCTGGCAGAGCCAGCATGGACCGCCACACCATCCCTGGAAGAGCAATGGCCCCTCGGAATAACATCCCCGGTATCCTCGCTGCAATCCTCCCAACCACCCCGGCCATCCTCCAAACTACCCGCAGAACCCGCCACGGGATCAGCAGCACCCAGACAAGAGCTGCCACCAGTTGCCGTAGCGACCACCTAGCAGCATTGAATGCCTTGCGGAAGGGCCAGAGAATGAAGCTCAATCTATGCACCAGCATTACTCCTGCTCAAGGACCTTGAGGCTGACTCCCCCAAGGAACCCGAAGACGCTACCAATCACGGCGGTCACGATCTCCGTGGCCCCCATCTGCATACCTACCCACATACCGAATATGCCGAACAGCGTGCCGGCAACGATGGCCGCCATAATCTGTGGACGCAATCTTCCCATGTTCATTTATTCCACATCGGGCCGTGCTATTACGTGGCTGCCGTGAAAGTCTGGGCCGTCCATGAGGCCGCAGCTTGCGCTGCTGCGTTGGCCTGGGCCAGTATGACCTTACCCAGCTTGTTGATGTTATGGACCTGCCACTCAGCGTCCGTATCAATGGCTGCATCTAGACCAGCTACGTGCGTCCTAGACAATGCCCGTGTAGCATTGTCCAGCACCACGGTCTTAGTAACGCCGCCTTCGACTGCCAAAGAAATCGTCACATCTCCTGTTGCCATATCACGCTGCTCCTTGTAGTGCCAGTAGTTTATTGACATTCTCAGGCAGTGACATCCCAGCATCCTGAAGGGTTGTAGCCATTGCCATGACGGCTTCCCCAATCTGATACATCGCGTCTAGCTGGAAAAGCGCCAGCCGCTTCATCGCAATAAAATGGTGCCCGTTATCGTTATAACTTACGATACCCCTGTCCTCAAGCAACGGCCTGAAGCGTTCCACAAGCTCCTTGTGCTCTTGCCCAAAGTCTGTCTCAGGCACCAGCGAGGCATGGAGGGCTCGGGCCATCTGCCAGTCGGCCTGGTCGTCATAGACGTTGTACCCAATGATCCCATCGCTGTGGTCAGCCGTTGGATCAGTAGATCCAGCACCGCCGCCTGCATCGAGGTGCAAGTCGCCTTCAGCATCGAAAATGAATTTGACGTCATACAAGTTATCAATGGTCGCCAAGTTCCCGTTCGAGCTGACGGTTCCTGCGGTATTAGTAGCTAATATGCTGCCCTGAAGGTGGATAGGGGCATAGGCTGACGTCGACTTCGTGGTATTCGCAGAGACTGCCCTGCCACGCAGATAAAAAGAATTTGCGCCCGTGTCAATATAGCTATCAAGGATGAGTCCACCAGCCGCTGCGCTGGCTTTCTTGAGAAGGCAGAACGTGTCTGCTTCTGTGTCGTCGGTGAACGAATGGCCTACATCGCTGCTTTTCAGGGCGACGTTTTCATCGTCGGCTGCCCCCATATTGATCGTCAGCCCTGTTGTCATCTTGCCATTGGCCGTATCATTGATGAACACGTTTTCTGTCGAGGCCAGCACGATATCCCCGCCACTCGTAATCGTAAGGTCGGTGGAGTCGCCTTCTATCTTCTCACCACTACCGAATGTAACGCCTACGTTGGCTGGGATAACAACATCACTGGTAGCGGTAAGGTTTATCTTTGCGCCTGATGTAATCGTGAGGTCCGTACTATCGCCTTCAATTTTCTCGCCAGAGCCAAACGTGATCCCCACATTGGCAGGGATGACCTTTTCTCCTGAACCGAATGTGATTCCTACATCTGCTGGGATAACAACATCTGCGGTTGCCGTAAGGTTGATGTTGTTGCCCGCTATAGTGAGATCCGTCCCGTTTCCCTCAATCTTTTCTCCGTCATTCCCAAAGGTGAGCCCTACATCTGCGGGGATATTGATGTCAGTGACAGCAGTGAGGTTCAGGTCAGTCCCTGCGTAGATGGTCATATCGGTGCCATCAGACTTGATATGCTCCCCGCCAGCAGCGTCATAGAAGTAGAGTTCCGCTCCAAGAGCCAAAACCAAGTCATCGGTATTCTCATCCCAGAGCATATAGGTATTAGAAGCAGCGCCAAAGAATTTCACGTCCTCGCCATTGGTGTTGATCCCAACAGTGATCGGTCCGTCAACCTGTACGGTGCCATCTATATCAACGGCATCCAGGTTGGCAATGCCGTCTACGTCTAGGCCAGAGCCTACCCACAAGCTCTTCGCTATACTCGCTCCACCTTCGGTCCTTAGTGCTCCTGTATCACCACTAGCATCTGAGGAATCAGTGGCATCTGTGATGTCTAGGATTTCACTTACAGTTACATTACCTGTTCCTGTAGTCTGGAGAATAATGCCGTCATCACCATCTATAGTTAATGCCCCTGCCCCAGTCGACCAAGTAGCTGCCGCAGCCGATGTTATGGTCAGTGCGCCTGAGCTGGTAGACCAAGTAGATGCACCTGATGCTGTGATGGTAATCGGGTTGCCTGCAAGGGTTGCGCCTGTTGTGCCGTCATGGGTAATAGTGAAGTCGTTCCCTGCCCCCATGTTGAACACGGAGTTATCGCTCGTAAGGCTTAGATCATCACCCACAGTGGCATCGCCCACGATGGCAACAGTCGAACTTGCTGTCGTAGCATGCGGGGAGAGGGTCAGGAAGGTGACGTATGTCCCTGCGGAGGCGATGTCGTTCCCAATTGTCAGCACTCCGCCATCAGCGATGTTAATCTTCCACGCGTCACCAGCATCGTCACCCTGGTCTGCCATCAGGTAGAGGACACCGGCCTCACCCTCGCCACCCTTGATGGTGAAGGAGTCAACCTCATAGCTGATCGTGGCAGCACCACCAGTAGAAGAGTCAATCGTGAAGACATCAGTCAGTGTGCCTCCAACAATAACCCCGAACCGTATTTGTCCGTCTTCAGTTGTTGTCGTTACATCGGTGGCTTCTACGGTCATACGGGCAAACTCATCGAGGTTCCCAGCAGAATCGTGCAGCTTAAACGAGAGGTAGATCTCATCCCCGTCTGCCTTTGTGGAGTTCGCCCCACTGAATACGGCAACTTGGTTAGTAATAGAATTAGTGAGGTTAGTAAACGTAGCAGCGGGGTAGGCTGCCCCCGTGTTATTGCGGACATCTATCTCCTGGAGGGAGATCTCGTCACTCCATTTGATACGCCTGACTGAGCTGCCTTTCGTTATCTCAACGTCGTAGCGGTCCTGGTCGGCCTCAAGGAAGTCCCAACGCCCGTTCGAGTCACTCGTGACGGTAGAGCCTTCCTGCGTAGTGGTCCCAGTCTCAAGCAGCTTAACGCTGGCACCGCTTACCGCATTGCCTGCGTCATCATATATGTTGCCACCAAAGTTAACTGTCACTAGCCGCCTCCTAGCCTGGAATGGTCTCGGTAGTTAAGAGCTTCCCGGCAGTAGTATGTGGGGTCACTCATAAGGTCGTCGTCATCAATGAACACCAGTGTCAGGTTCTGGCCCGCTAAACTTGCCCGTGCCATAACGTCCCTGGCCTTCGCCTCCACACCAAACTCATAGTGGTAGTATACACCCTGCACATTAACTGCCAAATCAGGCGGGTTGGAGAACAGGAAGTCAAGAATGAACCCACCCTTCTCCATGCGTCCGCCCATGAGCGGCGACTGGTAGGTAAAGTCCTCGCCAGGTTCCAGCCCAAGCTCAATAAACGTCTGGAAGGCAACGTATTCCGGGACCGAACCAGGCCAATTGGGAGGAGCTTGCACTTGTGCTTGTGTTGTCATCTACTTCTTGTGCATCTTCTTCAGCGTTATCGCCAGCCTGGCCCTCTGCCCCAGCTTACCACCCTTCTTGGAGGCAGCCTTCAACTTAGCCGCAGGTATCGTCTTCCCTTCCTTGACGCCGAGAGACTTCCGCAAGGCTCCCGGCTTCTTAATGGCTTTCTGAATCCACTTGCCGGCCATATCAGCCCTCCAGGATCATGCTCCAGCTCACCTTATCGTTGTTTGTCGCAGCGTCCACATAGAAGACGTTCGCGGGTACGCTGCCACCAAACTCCCCAAAGTTCAGCGTCTTCGTGTTCCCTGCACTCAACTCGTATCCGTTGCTTGCCGACACGTCGCTCTCGCCGACATAGGCTAGTCCTGAGTTGCCAGCCAATGCCTTGAACTCCACATACTTAACCCTGTTTGTCGCATTAGCAACCTGCACTGCTGTGCCTGCTGACGACACATTGGTAATTCCTGAATCAACTCTCATTCCTGTTCTCCTATGGCTCTACGACCTGAATCGTGGTCGATCCACGTTCGTCGTGCCCGGTAAATTCCATTCCTTGGGCTGCTACTACATCCACGTAGTAATTCCTAGTTCCGCCAGCATCATCCCTGAAGGTGAATTCCACCAACGTCGTGCTCTCGATGGCGCTGATAAGGTTAGAGCGGAGATCCTTTGGCACGTTGCCTTTGTACTCGTTGGTCAGGTCTAGATCCACCGTATGCCCCCACTTGGCAGCTATCTTCTTGCGGTACTCAAGCGTCAGGGATACCACATCCGGTGTCTCGAACTTCTCAAGCCCTGTGGTGGTAGCAGTAGAACGGTTCAAGGTCAGCTTGAACTTGATGGCCCTGAACGCCGTGCCATAGCTACTACCAAACGTATAGGTGTGAGTCCCTGAAGCCGCCCCCATCTCACTGGAGTCCAGAGTACCCACGGCTGTGGTGTAGGACTCGGAGTAGTCCGTGGCATACTCCACCTTGACCTTCTCGGTAGTGGTGAGGTCCTGTGCCTCGATCCGCAGGCTTAGTGCCAGCTTATCCACCTCCGACTGGCCTGCATTGAACCACGGTGTCTCATGGATCCCCTGGAGGGCGTAGGAGAACTCCGATACCTCTGAAGGATTGATGATGTCCTTGGGCAGCTCCATGAAGTGCACGATGTCATTATGGCCCCACCAGACACGGTACTTGGAGTAGGCATCAGACACATGGATGGAGTCGAACCCCTTGCCCGATGTGGCTGCCTGCCACTTCGTCTCCCACCCCATATCGTTGTAGCCAAGGATGGTGCTATATCCTGAGTCTGACGCTATGACCGACGAACCCTGGTGGCTTATCCACTGATAGGGTATTGATGTCGATGCGATAGTGCCAGGAGCTGCGCTGGCATCAATGCCTACGAGCAGCTCGTTGTGGGAGCCTGCCATATGGCGAATAGCGCCACGCCTGTCAGAGGGTAGGCCGTCATCCCTATCAGGACCCACCACCGTGATAACCGCTGCGTTGTTCCCATTGATGTACTTGTAGATGCCATTGCCGCTGGGAATGTACACCGAGTCACGCCAACGCACAGTGCCTTTGCCGTTGTCCGGGTGGACAGGGAAGTCCATCTGGGTTGCCTCGAACATAGCATTGTCCGCATTGTGGGCGAAAAGACCCTCTGTGGTAGCGGCATAGATGATAGGTATCCCGGCAGCATTGCGGGCCACGAAGAGCTTCGTGATAGACCCGTCAGGCAGGGGCAGGACAGCATCATTCACTTCAGTACCAATCACAGTGGCATACCAGAGCTGTCCTGTATGGGATATGCCCCAGAGCCTCTCATCCCAGACAGTCACATACTTCGTGTCTGTGGCGTCAGTAGTCCAACTGGAGCCGTCTGAGGAGTACGTGTGCCCACTACCGTTGGTATCGTAATGGGCAAAGACAAGGTAGGTTGTGCCTCCAGCGTTCGTGAAGACCACGCTATCAGTTACCTGGTCGGTGGCACTCTGGGTCAGTGCTGAACCCCAATCGTCATTCGTGTTGTTGTACTTGAAGAGCTTTGGAGACTCTGAGGTAGAGCCGTTCCAGAAGGCATAGACCTCATCAGACAGCGTGTTGATGGCCCCTATCGTGGCGTCTGTAAGGCTGTGGGTCGGGCTGTCAGACTCTGTGACTAATCCAGGAAGGACGAGGTGATTCTTATACCGCAGTTGGCAGGTGCTATACCATGCCCGGTTGACCTCTCCGGCCCCCTCCATGCGGTTGACCCCGATGCCGCCACGCCAGTCAGACCAGGCGATAATGGAAGAGCGGAGCTGCGAGTCTTTTGTGGTGTCCCCAATAACTACCTTGGCCGGGTAAATGGACGCCAAGGTAGAACGAACGGGGCGAGTAGTGGGGTAGTACACTCCGTTGAGAAAGATCTCATTCTGCTCAACAACGGAATTAGCCATCAGTCAACCGACCTGGCATTAACAAGCATCGGAAAGGACCTGCGGGCTCTCTCAGCTTGCTGCGCCCAGTAGGCACTGAGTTGCCTCTTGGCGTCAGGGTCAGTGGCAGGCCCTCCCGATGACGATAACAACGCCAGGTTCACCGTGCTGGCGATGATATAGTCCTCGTCAATCTCAGTGGTTGTGCTATCTGATGTAAGTAAGGCTGGCTTGTCGCCTCCAGTGATCTTGATTAGGGAATAACCAACAACACACTGCCCGTCTCGGACAATGACGAGATCACGGGCCTCTTTATCTATCTTCCAGTAGCGCCGGTCTAATGTCTCCCACTCGGCAGTGTCATTCGCCACGGCTACGATATCATCTATCCACACCGTAACGGCCCCGATGTCGGAGTCATACTCCAGCCCCACGGAGATAATTGCCGTGTCTGTCTCGGGGTTTTCGAGGGACATCCTCACGAATGTCCAGGTATCTGCTGATAGGGCAGGGATACTGAGCGTTTCCAGGGGGCTTGCACAAGCCGCATTATCATCAAGGAGCAGTTTCAGGTTGCCCGCACTGGTAGCAACCGTGCTCTTCACCCACATCTCTATGGTGTCGTACGCCGAGATGTCCTTACTGGTGATCGAGTCGGCAAGGAAATCTCCAGCAGAAGCACCAGTAGCTATAACAATCTTCAGTGCCTGTGTGCCTTGTTTCCTGTCTTTGGTATCTAGTGACTGGGTGAAGTAATTCGGGTCAGCAGCGTATGCAGTAGTCGCCTCGTCGAAGGTCGCCGCCGCCGCATGGATGCGTGTGGAGCTTACCTTATGACGGTACTCCAGCTTGGCAATCATGGAGATGTTGGACGGGATATCAAACCGTGTCTGATGCCCGTCTCCGTGCAGCTCGATATTCTCTATCGGGTCATAGACCCAGCCAGTCGCCGCAAGGATGGCCTGGTTGATGAAGTCGTCAATCACGTCGGGGCTATAAGACCCTTCCCACAACTCATAGGAGTCATCGGCGGCAGTCCGTGTCCCCACAGCAGGCATAAAGCTGAGCGTAGTAACTCTTGTAGTAGTGTTAATCTCAGAGTCAGTAACACGGCGAGTTAGCGTGTCATTGCTCCCACTTGTAAATCGAATCCACTTGCCTATCTGAGTGTCGTCCCCGCCCAGAACCAGAGTGTTGTCTACGAGGTCATCGTTGTCTGCATCACCCTGTGCGCTAGCAGCAGACACATAGAGTCCTCCGAGGGCATACCCTATGTGCTGCCGTAATTGCTCACGCGTTCGCCCCTGTATTGCCGGCATTGTCGTCCCTCATAAATATCAATTTAGCGCCGACGAACTGGTGCCCTTTGAGCAACCCGCCGTGCTGGCGCACGCCCAGGAGGCACTGGTCTAGGCGCTGGTCTAGGCACTGCTCCCCGCACCGGCCTCGGTGGCCCACCGGGCGCTGCACGCCCTGGCATAGGCCCCGGCCCTCGCATTGGGCGTCGCCCCAGGCCTGGCCCACCAGGACCTGGCCCACCCGGACCTGGCCCACCGGCCAAGACTCGTTGAGCCTCCTGTGGGGTGAGGGTCGCCATAATGCCTTGGAGAGTAGGCATGACTATCTTCAGGGCCGCTGCAAAAATAGGGTCTGCTCCCGGGCCACCAGGTCCACCAGGTCCACCAGGCCCCGGAGGTGGCCCAGGGGGTGGCCCGGGAGGTGGCCCAAGAGGAGGTCCAGGTGGTCTCATTCCGCCAGGTGGCATCATTGGCATGATTTAGTACCCTCCCTTTTTCTTTTTCTTCTGGGTAATCTTTTTGCCTGTCTGTTTAGAATAACGCTTGGCAGCGGCAGTGCCTGCTGCCGTATAAGGGAATTTCTTGCCGCCAACAGTTGGCATGGCTATCCCTCCTTCTTAGACTTACCGTTCTGTGCCTGCTCCAGCTCCGCAGTCAACCTAGCCACTTCGAGGTCCTGTTCTCTGATCTTACGCATCAGTGCTTGGTTCTGGACCTGCACAGCCACCATAGGGTTAGACCGCATGACAGCCTGAAAGTCTTCAGCCGTGACGCTTAGTGGTATATCTACTTGTTGTTCCATTTCCTGTTCCTTTGAAGTATATCCTGTTAGATGTACTTTCTTGGCGTTTTGTCCGGTGCCTCAAAAACTCGTTGAGGGCTTTGCCTATCTGCTTGCGTTCATCCTCCGTGGGAGGCCGCTTGGTATACTTCTCACGCACCTCAGCCACGAAGTTCTCTGCGGCATGGCCCATCATTTCCTCTATTTCCGCCTGGGAGGTCTCATCATCAGCAAGCACGCGTATAATCTGCTTGTGTACTCGCCCAAAGCGGTCCTTCGCCTCCACCCGTAGCTGGTGGGATACGATGCGGCTTCCTGTTTCCGCATTCCGTCCGACGGGGACTATACCGTTATAGGCAGCCCCCGCCGGAGTCCATAATTCCTGAATCATATTTCTAGTCCCAGTATAGGCTAGATGTTGAGAATTACCTCATGGTATTCAGTGTCTACACCAGTATTTCTGCCCATATGTCCTATGTATTGTAAAGAACCATCTGCAAGCTCTACTGCTCCAGTAGTACCGTTAGACCTCATGAGGCCCGTCCCAACACCTGGAGTGCCCTGTATCAAGCAAACGCCCTGTCCTTTGAATTGGAGCCATCCATAGCTACCACTGGCAACGTCATTCATCGTTACACCAACACATGCGTTTAGTGCCGTTGTGTTTGATATCAGAAAGCCAGAGCTTGGAGGCTTGGCAAATCCAACTTTATCAGTTCCGTTGGTCAATGCGGTGATCAGCCCGTCCTCATGGTCAAGCGTAACTACTATCGCCGTACCAGCAGGATGACTCTTTACCCTGTATCGGAATCCTTCCCCTGTACCACCGCCATCATTTACAAACATGATTGCATCCGCATACTCATTGAGGTCTACAGCCGCACCCATTGTCACGGTAACAGCGGTTGCTCCTGCCGCAGTTGTTGCCACAGCCAAGTCTTCGTCTTCAGTGGAGATATTGGCAGCACCTTCCATAAGTTGCCCTGCTACCACGGCTTCGCCCGCAGATCCGTATACATAAAATGTACCAGCAATCTGCATGATGGTTCCTAGCTTATGCTTCTTAGCAGTAGTGACTACCTGCTCCCATCCCCATTTACCCATAAGCGTCTGTGGAAATGCCATTTCAAACTCCTTCTTTCTACAGGCTCAAAGTCCTGCGAACGCCGTTATAAATTTTGTGCGCTAGGCACGGCCTTCTTTACACCTAGCTTTGCTGCAACCAAGGCCCTGTTCGCCTTTTCCCTCTTCTAGGGGATATATCCTCTTCCACTACCTTCTCTGCCACCTGCTCCGCAGGCTGTGCTACGGGTTGGGGGACATGGTCCCTCTGTGCACACCATCTACAGCTACATGAGTCACCAGGCATCCAGGGGAACAACCCTATCTTTGCCTTACTCAACACATAGTCTGGGCTCCCAGGCACGCCTTTTACTGCCGATCCGATGTCCTCCGCCATTTCTCCGCTAACAGTGTGGCTTGGCTTATGCCGATACAGCGTGGTCTTCGGCTGCCACTCGTCAATATACTTCAACGAGAAACCGATACTAGCCAAGTCGTTCTTTTGCCTATTCCGTTCCGTAATTCCTGCCATTATCTACTCCTGGCTATGAGGTCGAAAGGTCCCCGATTTCAAACTGTACCGCTGCACCACGGGTGTCGTCCAACTCGAAAACACCGTAGTCTGCCGTCATTACAACTTCAGTAGCCCTGAGTGACGCATCTCTTTGCCTCTCAGTTCTGGTGGCTACGCTAGTCAGAGCAGCCAGAGCAGTCTTGTCAGCGATAACACCGTACCCAGAATCGACGCCGGCTATCTTCGCAATGTTCCCATCCTCAAATATGGACACGTTGTTGATGGGACGCAGGCCGCTGTAGAAATTCTGTAGCAGGTCTACACTCCAGCCACTGCTTAGTCCAGCAGCAGCGGCTGTGTCGGCAGTCGTGGCTGATTGTTTTGAAAGCGTTGCGACTGCGTTAGGGTGGTGAATGAAATACAGTTGGTTCCCAAACTTGCCCGCTTTGGCATTAGAGATAACAGCATGGGTATTCGCTGTGTTCATATCACGACCGTCTGCTCCAAGCACTGTGCCCTCATTGAGACTAGGCCACAGAGCTATAACGTCTGTGTCCTTCTTGCGGGCCATGCCGTCGCCAAGCTGTCGGCCAATCATGCTGAACACGTTGTCAGCAGCCTGGCGCACCAGCTTGTCTGTGAGAATGACCTTAGCCCCAACCTCTGATGCAGTCAGATCCACTGTGGTCATCCCAATGTCTTCCTCGTCCACCATATCCTGTCCATCAACAAGGTCACTCATGGTCATCTGACCAACCTTCGGGACAGTGACCTGCTTGGAACCCTTGGGCAAAGTGAATTGCTCAATAAGCGCCAATGCCGGAGCATTATGCTCCTCTGTATATCGCGCTGACGCGATAATGATTCTCTGGGCGTTTTCCAGATTGCCAGTCGTTGCTGCCTGTGCCATTTACGGCCTCCTTTATGACCCTAACGATAGTCTTCTCGCCGCTCGGATCGCCGCGTCCGACCTGTCCCCGTTATTGTACGCATCCAGGAGACGGTTGTCATTCGACGACGCTTCCGCTGCACCTTGACTGTGTGGTGCTACTCGACCCTGCTTCAACCTAGTATTCTCTGCCCGAAGAGCCCGGTCATTTTTCATCCTCTGGGCTTCTTTCTCCATCTCCGCCGGGCTATTCGTCTGCTGAAGAGCCGTGAGGTCATCAAGCATCTGCTTGTTCGCCAGCCCATGCTTCTGCATGAAATGGACCGCCGCTGCCTGGCGGCCCTGGATGTGCCCGATCATACCGGCAGCTTCTTCGTCCTGCTTCCGAAACTTCTGCTCCTGCTGCACATAGCGCCGGGCCTGGTCACGCGCCTGCTCAGGCATGTACCCGGCTTCCTGTAGCTTCTGCTCATAACCCCGCGCCTGACGCCCCACCTGATCCCGCCATGTACGCTCCTGCTCCGCAGATCTGCGTTGCTGTAGCTCTTGCAAAGCTCGCTGATCAACCTGCGGTGCAGCCGGCGGCGAGGGGGGCACTGCTGCGGTATCTGCTGATCCGTCCGTGGCCGCAGCGGGGGCAGCTTCTACTTCCCCTATAGGCGCAGCGTCAACAGCCTCCGGCTCTTCAACCCGGCTCTCTTCTTCTGCGACATCAGGTTCTATGATGTCTACAAACTCGTCCGAGCCCTGTGGCTCCGTTGTCATAACCATATTATATTACCCCTTTTCCTCTACACATATTACACCAATCTGTAAAGCATACAATATATAGTGGCATTATCTGACCACGCTCCAAGTATCATAATCATACTCTGGGACCTTCTTCCCCTCTTCCTCCCACTCGAGTATAAACTCCCGAAAATCGTCAGAGCTCGGCACACCGTTGATGGCCGGGAACGTTCTACCTACGCTGGCCGCTACTAACTTCCAGCCATAGGGAGCATCTCCTGAGAACTCCCCTCGCAGGTAATACAGCATACCCCCAGGCCTACTAGCTTCGGCTACAGCGTCCCTTATATCTCTAAAATCCTGAGTGCGGATCAATTCTCTCCGTTCAGCATAATCAGCGTCTATATACTCATCAACACTGTCACGTAGATTGGATGGCAGTTGCTCTTTTACCCACCTACGTACAAAAGGATGCTTATACAAGTCGGGGTAATTGGTCTCCTCGCCACCAAGCGTCAGGGTAAACCTATCGACGGCTCGTCTGGCTTTGGCTTCTTCGCTCTCGGTCCACGTTCCCAACGAAGCAAGGACGGCACGAGGCCAGTCTCCTATATACTCTTCAACCAAGCCTCCCTTTAATTCCTCCACATATGCACGGCCGTCCGTAACAGCATACGGGCCCTGCGTAACAGCCTTAAACGCTTCCCATATACCTCGGCCAGACGCCCATCCTTCAGGCGGCTCAGTATCAAACAAGGTTTCTCCACGTACATCTGTGACTTTCCCCTCTGCCACCGCCTCGATACCTTTAATGGTTCTGTTAAACTGTGTACCGCCAAGCACATGATAGCCAATAAACCAAGTTCTTAGTTTTTTCCAGTCTCCGTATTTGGTATACGCCTGAATGGCCTTTGTGAAATCATAGGCATACTTAGTCGGAAGTGGCTTGTTAAATGGGTTGCCTGCTACATACCCTTCAAGCAACAACCCGTAAAACGGGAGAAAGGAACCCAATCTCCACGGCTGCCTTCCCAGCGCATAATCAGAAGCCATGGCGAATGCTGTTATTCCTGCCACCCACCTACCAAGAGCTTTGAGCCTGTTCTGCGTCGTTCCACTCATGGCAGTACTAACTACCTGACCGGACGGCAACCGAACTCCAGCATATGCCCCAACCCTCGCACGCCCTGGAACAAGCGGCATAGCCTCAAGTACATTATTCATCATGTCAAATGCAAATGTCTGGAAAGGGGCAACTGACCCTACTTCTGGTGCCCGCAACAGCCCCGGCATATCCGCAAGGTTGTACATGGACTGAGTTTTCGCACCGCCTTCTGAGGCATATTCCCACAAAGCACGCCCTGTCAGCCCAAGACTCTCTGCCTCTTTTCGAGCTGCCTGCGCTGAAATTCCCGTTAGATTATCTTCTAGCGTGTTCGTAATGAAGTTTGCTAAATCCTCCGCTTTCTCAATAGGGGTTCGTTCAATTTGGGCCATAGTGCCTACGCCAGTATCCTGATAGACTGCCTTGCCTCCACGCTGCATCTTTACGCGAAGACTGTAGGTATTATTTCTAACTTCTCTTTTTATCGCTGCATTGGTAATGTATCCAAAGCCCTGAAGAGTTCTCACGATTCCATACCGCATAAATGCACCTGCGGTAGACGCTGTTTGAGTCGCCAGATTCCATGACCAGTTGAACGGGAAAACCGCCCTCGTCAGGTTTTTCCTTACAGCAAACATACCCCTTCTTATAGGAATACCGCCAGCCACCTTGCCGCGGGTCACTCCCTTTACAACCCTTCCAACAGTTTCTTCTGCGCTTATAGCAAACTTACTAATAGGAGGCTTTGTCCCAGCATAGCTTTCCATAATCCACTGCTCAACACCCCTTGCCGCCCCACCAAGACCTTTGCGCGACCTCAGCTGTTTTATGTATGGCTTCGCATTCTGAATGATATTGGTGTAGAAGATATCCTTGCTGGCTGTCTCAACATAATCCCCAGCCAGTATCTGAAGGTCGCGCTCCTTCCAATAATCCACCATCCCCTCCCTTCGTATCTGCGCCCTGGGGTTGAACCAAGCCTTTGGCGTAACGAAGTCAGGTAGCTCCTTCTTTGCTGCAAGCTGCGCTGATGTTTGTTTCCCAAATCCTATTTTTGACCATATATTGCTTTCGGCTACCCAAGGGCGGTAGTTCTCAATATATCCTATAGGATCTTGGCCCCGCGCCACCCTTGCTTGGTTTTGTTTTACTAAAAGATCGTCAAAGAATATGCGTGTACGCTGGGCAAACCCAACAACACGCTCTTTCTCTTGAAATGTGATCTTTGTGAGCCACCGTGCAATACTAGGGCGAGATAAGAGCTCCACCACAGGTACATTGACATCATTATAAGAAATCTCTTCTAGAACATCCCCCGCCAGGCTTCGCAGCATTTTGGCGCGTTTAACGTCACGGAGTGGACCTATCCCCGGAGTAAGTTGCTGTGCGAGGCTATCCACCATCCCATATTGGTCTTGAATCTTGCGATAGAGAATCGTGTGCGCTTTAGCAAAATGCTTAGAAGCTATATCCGTTCTTCGCGTCGGCCACAGTACGTACCTTTGCACCGCATCACCGAATACGCCCTGATCTATAGCTTGGAGCATCCGTGTTGGATCAGTCATATACCGAATCCATCGACCTATATTTCTCATTGGTTGAGTTATAAGGGCTAGTGAGACTGGGAAGTCCTTGCTTGGTGGGCCCATACCTCGGATATACTTGTTATAATTGTCTGTTATCCGACGACTATACTGTCCTATTGGGTCTGTAAGATCGACGGCCCCGGCAGCGCTAATAGCCTCCTCACCTTCCTTGCTAGCACGCAAATACGCCGTTGCTGCTTCGTCTATCCGGCTGCCTTCGACAGGCTCAAATACTTCTTTGGCGATATTAGCCTGCGCCTCGGCCCTAGACCCAACATTGGCGGATAGCTTCTGCGTATTGCCGCCTGTACCTGGGGCACCTGCTCCTAGCGGCGCACCCACTCCCTCAGCCCCCTCTTCTACCACCCTCGCAGGCGCACCACGGGCTGCGGTGGGGGGTCTATATAATAGGGATTCTACCTCTGATGCAATCTGCTCGGCATCCCTACTAGCCGCACCGCCTATATCGGGCCTGCCCCTCGCATCCCAATCCGCAGCAAAGCGGTTCAAGTCTAACCGCTTTCCAGCCTCAGTCGTTTCACCCAACTCATGAGGGCGAATATCGTCTAGAATATCAAACTCGTTGGCTATAGATTTGCCCCCATGTCGTCTTGCAATGGCATCAAACAACAAGGCGGGAGCCCGTTTACCAGGTTCATTTAGCAATGCCTGTGCGGCTTCAAGCTCACCACGCACTTCATTGGTGAGCTTCACGCCCCGTTTTTCCATCTCCCCTGCAAGCCCTCCAAGCCAGTCAGCCTTAAACTCCATAGCCATTTCAAGCTGTACGTCGGGAATGTACATCTCTTCTGTGGGAAGCACCCTTCTCATCCCCATAGATTCCAACTGGGGATCCACACCCGCCCTCCAGCCAGTTGGGATTTCCCTTTCTGGGATTCCCCCAACTTGCTCCTCACGAGGCCCATGTACACGATAATCTTCTACGCCTTCTTCAACTGCCTTCCTAACTCGTACGATTGCATCACGTACCCTAGTAGGCAAAATATCCCCACCAGGCGTGACGGGGGGTGCGGTGGGGGGTGTGACCGCTTCTCCTACCACTCCTCTTGGCCGGCGTATGCCGGGGGGTAGCCCAGGAATGCCATCAGCCACCTTGGCCACCTTGGCCGTCTTGCCGAGCCAGCTGAGAGGGATGAAGTTGATGGGGTCGGCGACAACTTCCGCGAGTCCCTGCCAGCCCACTTCAAGCTCAGCCTCTGGCAGGAAGGTGGGTCCAGATGCCGAGGGGAACATAGTAAATGGCGTGAATGCCCCAATAGCTGCCCTTACTGGTGGCATGACCGCAGGAGCAATGTCGACACTGGGCCACCCCGTACCTTCTAGCCACACCTCTTGTGTAGCATCGCTGATACTCATGCCCAGTGCACGTTTATCATCAACTCTCTGCCTGATATCCTCTCCGGGCAACCCTAGTGTTTGCGCTAGGTAGGTCCCTGCTCCGGCAAGCCGTCGCATCGTTTCGCCGGTGAAAGCACCCCGCACGAAGCGGCGTATCGGCTCTCCTCGTCGCCTGTACTGCTCTTCCTCATATTGGGTAACTTGCTCCTGTGTGGGATCCCCTGCCAAAAACTCTTCCACAGAAAGCATCGGAGGGGGCTTGCTTGTTGCCTGCGGCACAGCTAACTGAAACCCTCGGGCACGGGGGAGTTGCTTGCGCCTCGGGAACGGTGTAACACCGGGTCCTACACCAAGCTCGTACAGGTCCTCCGGTGTGTACATGCTAGGATCAGGCGGCAAGGGGACGAGGGTGGGCCGTGGCCGTGCTAGAGGGCCACCTAGCGCACGCCCTTGTGCACGCTCTCTGGCGGCGATTTGCCGTTGCTTGGCAAGCCGTGCCCGTTCAATATCTTCTGGGGTTAATGTGCCCATTAGTAATTAAACAGGAACCTTGTTCTGGGATTAGCCATCATGCCGGTCATCCCCCGTGCAGCTTGAGGCAAGCGTCCATACCGTACGGTCCACGGGTTCGTTTGGAGGAATTCCTCGAATCTCGCCGGCTCCCGGCCTGCCCGTACTGCCCTTCCCACCTCCCCGAGAAAGTCACCGTAGATATCCTGGTAGTTCTGCTCGTAGAATTGTCTTCGGCGCGGACTCCCCCCCGCGAACTGGCCGCCTGCTGGAGAGCTATAGTATGTCGCCCGCGGCATCTCCGCCAGCAGGAGGCTGCCCCAGTCCCCACCGGCCAACCAGTCTTCAAGGGGGTCATCTCCCATTGTCATATTATTCTCCCGCTATGATTAGGTGGTGGCCTAGCATCTAGTCCTCTTGACTCTGAGGTCGAGTGCCACCTGGCACATCCATTAAGCCGATAGTACCGCCTCCGGGACCTGTTCGTGCTAGGTACCAGTCCAGGAAGTTACCTCCTGGGCTCCTCGCCTGATACTGCCCCTGCAACTCACCCATAGCACGTTGGAGTGCGCTGCCATACTGCCCGCCGTATATGCCGCCACTTGAGCGTTGCCGCGCCAGCAAACCGGCAAGAGCCAACTGGTTCGCTTCAGCCTCCGTCCCCGTCCCGTATGTCTGCCTATACATGTACCGTTGAGCCTCGGTCAACGCGTCTATTCGCTTCTTTGCGTCTGGGGTGATTTGTAGTGCTCCGTACACATCGCCTGCTTGGTATGTTTCCCAGTCCTCCGGGCTCATATAGTTGACTGCCGCCGCATCTTCCATTCGCACCTCCGGGTTCACATATTCAAAAAACTGACCCGAGGTCAGCCCAGCCATAGTTGCTGCGTCCGTCGCCTGAGCCACCCACTCCGTGGCGGTAGGAGGTGAATACGTCCCCGTGCCAATATCCCTCATATAGTCCGCAAACGAACCATATTCCTGCCCTAGAGTAGTCATCGTAGGTTGGTGCAGGTAATACTGCTGCATCAAAGGCGACCGCATCCCCCAAAACGCCTCCCGCGCAGGGCTAGCCGGGCGGAACGCCTGTGTCGTATACGCCCTAAACTGCTCTTCTGGCGTAAGCTCTATCTGCGGGAGGCCCGCGGCCTTAAATAGCTCCGCCATCAACTCCTCGTCCGTTGCCATATCTTTCTCCTTTGCTTCAGATCCCCTTGCAAATCCTCGACTGTATAAGCATTGTAGCCCCTAGCATCTAGTCCTCTGGACTCTGGGCTACAATGGCACCTGGCATAGCCGGCTTATCCTTCACAAAAGCCTCGATAAAGTCATACGAGTCCCGCCCTGAAGCCTGCCAGTTGGCCATCATGCCGCTATAGAACTTCATCATCTTAGTCTTCAGCCACTGGTCAGCGCCGGGATGGATATTGTACATCCCAACGAGTTGCGCCAGACGATTACTACTTTGTGCGCCAGGATCCATAAAGACGAACCGGTCCATCACCGTCTTCTTGCCCTGTGACGGGGGGACCAGATGGAACTCTCGCTGCTGGAGCATGGGACCATCGGTCAGCGTCTCATAGAGATCCTCCATAGAGATATCTTTGATTGCGAGCATCCTCTTCCGCAAGTCCCGTACTTCGCCATAGAATCCTTGCCCAAATCTTGTCCCGCGTGGGTCTTGCAGATACGTGTTCCGCACCCAGTCTGCAAATACCTTCTCTTCCTCTTTGCGGTATTTCTCGTCAAACCTCAAAGAAAGCTCCGCTTCCGGGTCTTGCAGCATGGCGTCAGTTAACCATTCCCTAGATGCCCCTTCCCTTGCAGTCCAGTCCTCCGTCAGATAGAAGAGCGTTTCAGCATCAGTGAACATGGCTGGTATCCCACTCTGCGCCTCAAACCTCTGAGAGCCCGGGAGAGTATTGAAAATACCCCGAAATTGATCCGAGTATGCTGGCGCTTGCTGTGGTAGGCCAGCCTGCAAGGCATCGGATACGTATTCCTCATATGTAGAATCGGCGACCGATTCTTGATCGGAGTCCCATTCAAATCCCTGCTTCCCGTACTCCTCGTCCTCAAACATCTTTTTGGTCACGAAGATTCTTTGTTTGGTTTTTTTGTTGAGATAGTAGTACCTCGGAGGCAGTTCTTTCGCCGTACCCTTCTGCGCCGCAACAAGATCATCTGATTCTTCCCCAGCCTGCATCAGGGCATCAAGTATCTCCTCGTTGACCGCGACACCGTAGTCCTCTGCATCCAACCAATCTTCTCATCCATCAGCCGCCTTACCTCGTCTATGCCGCCCACATAATATGCTTTAGTCAATGCCGCCCACACATCGCTGGAGGCGCTGACCTCCTGTTGCCGACCTACGTCAGTGGTGTTGGCAACGAAGTAGTAATCGTACTCGGGGTCCTCCTCCGGGTCGTATGCCTCACCGTTCTGTAAAGTGGTAGGCGGGGTGGTGGGGTCGCCTACCCCTGTGGCCCCCACGGTCCCCACTGGGAGCAGGCCGAGCATTTGCGTAACGACTTTTTCGATTGTGCCCAGGAGTCCAGGACCAGTCGGTAGTTCTTCAAGCGGCGGGCCGAAATAGGCAGCATTCGCCCCGGCATAGAGATCGCCCCAAGACGGCGGGCCTTGCACGCCCGCGCCGACCCCGGCATATGGATCGTCGTCAATCGGCGAGCCGAAATAGGAAGCATTCGCCCCGGCATAGAGATCGCCCCAAGACGGCGGGCCGACCCCGGTATATGGATCGTCGAGTGGTATGGTTGAGCTGACTATAGTCCCTACGTCACTGAGTCCCTGCTCCATGTTGCCATCTTCAATTGCGGCAAAGATCCCCTCCAACGCTGCGCCCTCTTGTGGGATGAAGAAGTAGTCGAGGTCATCATAGTCTCCATCGTCCCAGCCATCCCCCATACTCTCCTCCTCCTCTTCATACGCGGTAAGGGCATCGCCGTCGGTGGGCTCGGACCTTTCTATCAAGCTGTCCAGCGCCTTGTCAACATCCCCTGATTTATCCGCTTCCATCTCCCATAAGACCTCCTTTGGCAGGCCTTTCCATGCGTGCTGTGCCATATGGGTGAGATAATTCCACTCACCGAATTCCTCTTCAAAGTCGCCGTTAGCCATCTATACCCCTCCCTGCGCGCCCGGCCTGGACGTACCTGGGGGCACGAGCGGCCCTGCTTGCGGCGTCGGAGGTGGTGGCGGTACGCCCTGCATAGCTGGGGGCATCACCGCCGGGTTCACCATAGGCGGCCCACCCGGTGGGGGGCCACCGGGAGGGGGAGGGCCGCCTGGAGGAGGGGGACCGCCGGCTACGCCGGCGTTACGCATCTCTGCTGCCTGACGTTTCTGCATGATGATGGAGGTCAGTTCTCCAGCATAGAACCGTGCCAAGTCGTCCCGCCCTTGACGTTCTGATGCACGGAGCAGTGTCCAGAGTGCCGCTTCGGGCAGCATTCTCTCTGCGAGCTGCTCTTTGATTGAGTCATCCATCTGGTCTGAGTCTTGTATCGCCAGTATCCTGTCCCTGATTGCCCTGTCCGAGAGCAGTGGTGTCGGGCCTTCCCGTGCGATCTGTGCCATGGAGTATCTGGTCATATCGTCCTGCGGCAGTTGGCCCACCAGGTTCACGATAGGCTGCCCTGTGTCCTTCAGGTCGTCGGGGTTGATCTCCTCGGTGAAGTACACCCGGTGCCGGTCCATCCCGGAGACTTCCAGGGACTTGAACGACCCTTCGACGTACTGGTCCGAGATGAGGTTGAACATCATCTGGTAGGCTTTCTCAACGCCCCGGAGGTACTTATTCACCACGGTTTCCACGCCTTGGCGCAGTGTGTTGATAGCGAACCCGGATAGCTGGAACGGCAGTTCCCCGTAGACTGAGTGGGGGATGGAGCCGCGCTGCATCTCTCCCGAGACGAGGCTCATGAACGCTCCTGTCTCCTTCGCCATTTCCAGCAGGCCCAGTGGTTCCACGTTCTCATTCTGAGCGAGGGATATCTCTGAGCCTTCCAGGTAGGGGTCTTCATCGAGTGTCTTCGTGCCGTCCCTGCTACGTACGATGAGTCCTTGCCGACGGGACCGTGCGGTCAGTTCCAGCAGTGTGCTCATCATGAGGTTATGTTTCGGGTAGAGGTCTCTTGTGGCGCTGAACACTGATTCGCCCACATCGGCGATGGTGTCCTGCATGGTGGACTGGGAGAGAGCGATGATATAGGGGTTTGACCCTATCGGGCCCAAGAAGGCAGGCACTTGATTGGCACCATGCCGTATCTGTTTCTTCACCACCCGTGTCAGCGGCTGCGTGCTTGAGCCGTTATGGATCAGCAGGGTATTAAATTCCTTGTCATAGAAGTCGTAGACGTTTATACCGTCTGCGGTATACTGGGCGTCCCAGTCTACTTTGATGTTGTACTGGGAGAATATCTGTTCTTTGGTCTTCGGGACCTTATAGCAGACCCAGTCCAGCCCTTCTGGGCCCGTGCCCCAGTAGGTGTGGAGCGGATCCCAGGGCGTGATATCGACATATGTGGAGCCGTCCTCTCGTTTCGCCAGGAGCGCCCTGCCGGCATACCAGCCCCGGATAACGGCGTACCAGCCGAGTTGGTCACGCAGGGTAGGGAGCATGAGCCTGCACAGCCGTTCATCGGCGGCTTTTAGCATACCGATGAGGAACCGTTCCTTCATGTCGTTGCGTTCCCTGATCTCAGGTTCTGCGCCGTCATGTGGGATACGCACCGTCATCTCTGCCCCGGAGACCCAGCCGATCACCTTTTCCGCATAGGTCTGGGGGTCGTTGCTGGTATAGCTCTGATATCCTTCACCCGCATCAAACGGTTCCAGACGATAAAGGGCGTGGTCGTCCTGCATCCTTTGGCGCAGTGGCTCCGTGGCATCGTAGTGAGCCTCAACCAGGGCTACGATATCTTCCGGTTTGCGCCTTGCCATCTACACCCACCTCTTCACATGGATACGGGCACGTCCTTCGACATATCCGTACCCGAACCGGTCTATCAGGCCGTAGATCACAGCTTTCACGCTATGATTATACTTATCTTCTGGAATTTCGCCAACTAGGTTGCCTTCCCGGTCAGTTTTCCACCTGTACGCCTTGGTTTGGCCGTCAAACGGGTTCGGTGCGGAGCCGAACTCTGACAGGATGCCGTGGCATTTCGGGTTGAAGACTATCCTTGGGGCATGAGTCTTTGGATCTATCTTGAGCCACCCCTTGAGCCGTTCTGTCCCCTCGTTGATTCGTATCTTCTGGGAGGAGAGGTAAAGCCCAGTCCTTTCCAGCCAGACCTCCGCCGGTGCTGCCATTGCTTGGTGTTGGGTTCCTGCGATGTCGATGACCCCGAAGCGGACGTCTCTCCACCAGTCTCTGGTCTGGGCGATTGCGATGATGTCGTCGGTGACGAGTCCTTGCTCGTAGATCTCATCGATGACGCAGATCTGTTCTCCCCTGACCTGGGCTGCGACGACCGCATACGCCCCCGCATAGCCCGGGTCCATCCAGAGATGTACCGGATCACCCTGTTCATATTCCACCTCGCTTATATGTACGTCTGGTCTGAACTCCGGGAACACGAGTCCTTTAGGCGGTGAGGGTTTCCCCTCGATCCGTTCCATAAAGAAATCGTCACTTGAAACTTCTTTGAGCCGTTGTATCTCGGGGTCATTCACTCCCCCGGGGTACAGGTGCATATTCGTATAGCTCGGTAGGGAGAAGGCCCGTGCATCCTTGTCCGCGCCGGACGCCCAGGCGGT